TGTCTGTAAGTTCTCATGTCAGATGATATAGCATTACCTTTTTCAAGTTCTGATACAATTTCCCAATCATACGCTTTTAAAAGACCATCTCTTTTTTGTCTTAAATTTTCTAATGCTCTTGCTGGTGCAGCGGCTAATACAGCTGCTTCTTCATTGTCTCTAGCAGTTTCTTCAGCTGCTGTGAATTGTACGTTAGTTCCATTTATATTATGAAATCTTGGCATAATTTATTCCTTGTTAGTTGTGATTGTTAATTGTTAAGCGATACCGTAGAGGCAAATATCTCCAGCATCTATGTTGCCAGAACTCATCTTGAATTGTATTTCGTCAATAGCAGCAGTTGTATTAAAATATCCAGCTATAAGCATATTCCATGAGTAAGCACTATTAAGAACAAATTGGTTTCTTGACATAAAATGTTTTACAAAAACTGTAGAACTTGGGTTAAATAAATGTAAAGAACCACCACCATTACTGTCATTATCATTATCCATATAAGGCATTAATATTTGAAATGCTGTTCCTTGTGCTTGGTCACTTCCTGAACCATAACTCAAATTTGTTGATCCACTTTCACTATGATAAGTTCTAAATGCTGTTGAGGTAATTGTTTCATTATATCCACTTCCTCCACTAACATTTCCTTGAAATGTAAAAGATGCATCATCACTTGCTGGGTGTATATTCTTAAATGTAAATACATATTCCTTATAAGTATCATCTAGCACCACACCATCAGAGCCATCAACAAAAGATAAAGTAGCAGAACTAGAAGCTGTTAGCTTTTTAATAAATGTCATATTACCACCAAAACCAGCAGACATACTTCCAGCATCAAATATTGTTGTAGCAGCACTAATTAAACCCATCTATCCTCCAATTCCATATAATTTTATTACTCCACTATCTATGTTTCCTGATGACATTTTAAATTGTATTTCGTCAATAGCTGATGTTGTGTTTATATATCCAGCTATTTTCCAATTAACTGAAAGACCACCATTATAAGAGGTATTTGAATCTCCTATAAAGTGTTTTACAAAAGTTGTTGATGACGGATTAAATAATTGTAAAGTTCCAGATATAGAATCATCAGCAGAATTACTAAGACCATCATTAAATTGTTGAAAAGCTGTACCTTGTGCTTGATCTCTTGCAGCAGAATATTCTAATCCAGCACCACTATTATTTTCATTTTGATAAGCATCAAAAGCTGTACTTGTAATAGTTTCATTATACCCACTTGCACCGACAGCGTTTGTTTGAAAACTAAACTGTACAGCATTAGTAGCTGGGTGCATATTAATAAACTTAAATACATAGCTGTCATAAGTATCATCTAAGACTACGGAAGCTGCACCATCTACGAATGATAAGGTAGCACTACTTGAAGCAGTTAAAGTTTTAATTAAAGTCATTTTACCAGTTGGTACTCCAGCACCTAAAGCACCAGCATCTATTAAAGTTGTTCCATTTGATACTACAGCCATTATGAATCCTTTATTCCGTAGAGTTTAATTTTACCAGAATCTATGTTTCCTGATGACATTTTAAATTGTACTCTTGTTAATGCTGTTGTTGTATTAACATACCCAGCTATGAAATTATTCATGGTATAATCTCCATGATGAGCATTATGAGTGTTAGCTATAAAATGCTTAACAAAAGTAGTATCAGATGGATTGTAGATGGTTAAAGTACCAGAGCAAGATTGGTCATTATCTGCTCCAGTTCCTTCTGTTAATCTTTGAAAGCTACTTCCTTGTGCTTGATCTCCAGTTGTTCTATACATTAAATAATTTGCATCACCTTCGCTGTGTTGTGCATTAAAAAATGTGCTAGTAATAGTTTGGTTGTATGAAGTGTTTGTTCCAGTATCTACTTGAAATGTAAAAGATGTATCATTAGTTGCTGGGTGAATATTAATAAACTCAAACTTATAAATAGGATATGTGCTATCCAAGACTACTCCATCAGTTCCATTTAAGAATGACAATGTTGCTGAACTACTAGCAGTTAAAGTTTTAATATGAACCTTTGAACCTAGACTTGCAGAAAATGCTCCAGCGTCAGCAACAGTAGTTCCGTTAGAAATTATTGCCATGTTAAACTTCCGTCAGATTAAACTTATATTTTTTGCCAGACTTATTATTAAGAATGTAGAGATTTTCTTCTCCTTCTTGGATAGTCCAATCTCCAGTTGTGCCATCAACTACGTTACCTTCGGATTTAGATTTATTAGATAGATGTAAATCTCCAGTATAAATGTTTCTCCATTGTTTTGATGCACTTCCTAAATCCTTAGCATCATCTGCACTTGGTAATATATCACCTGAAGCGGTAATAGCACCCGAAGCTAATGTTCCCGCAAAAGTAACATTTGCTCCACTAAATGTGGCTGCAGTTGTTGTCCCTGATTTAATTATTAAATTACCACTTGTATTGGTAAGACTACCAAAAGTAGTTCCTGCATCTTTAACAAATATATCTCCACCATTTGCATCTAAACTGATGTCAACTTCTGAATCTAAAGTTATGTTTCCAGAACTAGAAGCAGCAATTGTAACACCTGTGTGCCCATCTATAGTAACTGTACTAGCATTTGAATCTACAACAACAGCACCGCTTGATGTTGCAATAGATACTGCGGCATCCCCAGCTGCAATATCATCTGCTGCTGCAGCACCTGCTGCATCTTCCCATGCAGCGGCAGCTCCTGCACCACCTGATGTTAATACTTGACCATCTGTACCAACATTATTGCCTGCAATACCAATTTCTCCTTGAGAGGTAAATCTAAATTTTTCTGTAGCGGCTTCTGAATGACCTGTAAAAAATAATAAATCTGTCGCATTAACAGAAGAACTAAATGTAGCTTGAGCAACAGCTTGAATAGAAGCAGCGATAGTAATAGCATCTGTTCCTCCAGCTTCAAGTGGTGCTTGAAAATCTACTTTTCCCATTACGTCATTTGCGTTAATATCTGTTAAAGCTGTAGCTAAAAGTAATTTACCTGTACTAGTAGTTGCATCAGCAGACGCTCCTAAAATTCGAAGTTGATCTGCACTTTGATCCCATTCAAAATAAGCTCCAGCAGAAGCACCGAAAAATTTAACATCTAATCCTGTGTCATCTACACCGACAGTCACTGCACCACTAAATTGTGAAGCACCAGCAATATCAATTGCTCCTGATATATCTAAAGTTGCAGCGTCTAGTTCTCCAGATAAAGTAATATTTCTAAACCCTGTATAATCTTTGTTTGAATCTAATATAACTGCTTTACTTGCTACTGCAGTACCTACAGCTGTGCTACCAATATCTAAAGCATTAAGTTCACCAACAACAGCAGTAATACCATCAAGTGCATTTAACTCTGATGCTGTAGAAGTTACTGCTACATTTTCATTTATTTTTGGTGATGTTAAAGTTTTATTTGTTAAAGTATCAGCAGATACTAAAGAAACTAAAGTTGAACTAGCACCAGCAGGTAATAACATAGTATTAGTTACACTTGCAGAGTGTGGTTGTGCAATAACAGTTTGACCATGTGAGTTACTTTCACAATTAAATACTATAGCACCAGAATTTGTATTACCTCTTACAACAACTGTTCCAGTTCCGTTAGGAGCTAAATCAATAGTAGCATTTGAAGTAGTAATAATATCTGCACCGTTCATATCAAGATTACCACCTAATTGAGGTGACGTATCATCTACAACATTTGCTATAGCACTGTCTGTTGCAAGTCCTGCAACAACTGCTGATCTTGCAATTTTTTTAAGTCCTCCACCTGAAGTATCTATTGCTAAAAAAATATCATCACTAGCTGCTGTTGCTATTTCTGATAATGAACTGACTGCTATTGAATTAAAATTAGTACCATCTGCAACTAATAAATTACCTGCAGTATTTGTAGCCATAGTAATATCATCACCAGTAACTGTAAGATCTCCACCAACAACTACGTCACTATTGAATGTAGCCGCACCAGCAGCTGATCCGTCAATAGTTAAGAATGTTGTATCAGATCCGCCATCTGTACCTTTGAATATAATATCTGAATCATTTGCGGCAGCATCGATTGTAATATTGCCAGAACTTGTAGTAATCAATACAGCAGCGTCACCAATTGTAA